CCAGGGTATGGTAGGTTCTTATATCCGAGTATGTTACCATAGTTATCTACGGCGAAATGATACTCATCCGGTCTTCTATAAGGAACATCAAGCTCATAAAGACTGAGAACACCCGGAATAGCCTTGTATGAGCGGAATATGACTCCTGGGGGAACTACAACACGTTCCTTCCCATCGTCAATTCTTCCCATGGTTATAAACTTTGTCTTACGAGTAGCGTATCTATCGTATTGAGATGTGCCAAATGTAAATGGTGGATGGTGTAGTGAGTGTGTATTCTTATAGCTATAGATGTGCGGAATGTCGTCCGATGTCTTTACGGGAGGCATCGCATGGTGTTCTCTGGTAGATGTTTTAGGACTTATACCATAGAAACGGTTCTGTCTATCGGAATATCTCTTAAATTTTACTTCAACAGTCTTCTCGTCTTTTACTACGATTGGGAATTGCTGATATCTGTTATAGCACACGTTGTCAAGCCAGTTATACTCAAACTGCTCAAGCCATGTCATCTCTATTCCTTCAGCATCTTCTGTTAATGCTGCTTTATATTCTTCCCATTTTGATGTGAGAGATACCTTCGAGGAATCGTATTCGGATTCATTATCAAGCGTTTTAATACGAGAGTAGCGTTCAATAATACTATCGTCAATCAATTCCCAACAGGTCACACATCCGCAATTACACGTTGGAGTATTTTTTAGACCTACCTGTATGGCTTTATTGCTATTGTCTACAACGTTGATGCAGTAACTTCCTCTAAATCTCTTCATGAGGAATGTTGACTTCCACTTGCACTCGTCAATATACTTCTTGTATATTATTGACAGGCTGTTGCTCTTTATAGTGTTTCTGATAACCTCAATGAAGTGTCTGGTCTTGAGGTAAATAAGATCGTCGTTTATTGTACTCGTATGGGTAGGACCTTCATCATACCCAGCAGCGGCGTCTGAAATATACTTTGAGCCATTCCATAGAACAGTTGAGAATGTGCTACCTTTGATGAGAACAGAACCATCGCTGGTGAGTTTGCGCCACTCAACAATGTAGTCGCCGTCAGTCTTCTTGGTATATGTCTTGATAAAGTCATTCGGAGGAAGATTTTCGGGAATGTCATCTTCTCTTCCTGGGTATCTGAAATGATACCATCTTGAGTCTATGTGAATAAACGGGTCAGTTATAACCTTTGGATTACCTTCAGCAAGAGGCGGAATCAGCTTTGATGGGGTGAACTGAATGTTCTTAGAACCAACGAGGGTAGTAAAAAGGTATAGGTCTTCACACTTCTTATTAACCATATGGGGGTAAAAAGAGTCTGAACCGACAGAATCCTTGAACGGCTTGCCCATGTATACAAAGGCTTGCTGCGGTGCTTTACTCTTTACTTGATATAGTTTGAATGGGAAGTTATTGCTCATCTATTATATTTTCTTGAGTGATACATACATCTTTATTGGTAGAGTTGACTTTATTGTAACATAGTTTGCGAATACTTTTACAGTATCTACAGTTATCAACTCGTAGTTCTCGTCATACAGTTCTATATTCAACATATTTGGATAACAAAGGTTCCAGTTATGAGGAATATTAATACTATAAAGACCAGCCGAGTATGTCCAGTCTGCGACAACAACTGCTACATAGATACCGGGATCTATGACTATGTTACCACCCAATAGGTCAACGAGTCTAACACCCGGAACGTTTACGTCGCGGAATATCATAGAACCATCGACATGCTTCTCTATGCGATTCTCCTGTCTACCTATTACCAGTGAATCAACTAATGACGGGTCTTTCATATTATCCTCCAGCCTTGTTTAGCAATGTCCAGTCAACCTTGCCCCTGAAAGGAAGTTCCGACTTGATGGTGAAACCGTTGATAGTCTTAGCAGTATACCAGCAATTGATGTTATTGTCTGGTGAGAGGCTGACAGCGTATGCTGTGTTGGCTAGGGCAGTGTCAAATGCTACCTTTATTTCTGTTTCCCCGGAAAAGTCAACCGACCCCTGTAGTCTTGTATATTTAGAATCGGGGGAGGTATTGAATACGAGAGCGTCTATAGAAGACGTAGTTGCATATTCCGACGATCCGGTGCCGTCATCAAACTCTATACCGAATGTTCTCTCCCAATGATCTGGATGATAGTTTATGACTCTAAACTGAACCTTTATAAGATGAGAACCGGAGGCGAATGTTTGACTTGCCGCTTGATTAACCCTTGTTGTGCAGTATGGGTCTGTTTCAGCACATGTTATGTCGGTGCAGCCGCAATCTTCCTCGCAGTTGCTATCCGACTTGACCGTGATGTTTCCGAACCTCGTGGAGCTTGTTTTCGTTGGCATTGGACCAAAATAAGAGAGGGAAGTAGGGTAGAGTAGCTTTCCGCCATTAGCCTGTGTAACGGCTGTTCTGACCAATTCTACACCAGCAGTCTCATCATACAGTCTGAACATGATTGGTTCCGGAGAATTATAAGAGCCGAATGCCAGCTTGACCATGATGATGGCAGCTTTATAGTTGTCAGTTGGTGGCATGACAATCTCAAGGTTCTGAACATCCCACCACTTAGGCGAACCTGTTCTCTTGTCAATAGTCATATCGAAGAATGTCAATGGGGTTACTGTTGAACACTTCTGAAAGTTGTTTATTTGAGACAGGTAGCGGTCAATAGACCATACACGCAACGGACCATCCGGATCATCCTTTCTCGGAAGGTTTGCGCAACTGCTGTGGTCTATTTCCGAGCGTCCTGCCCACCACAACGAGCCGCTGGTGAGGAACTTGCGCCAGTTCTGGCATGAGCTTACTATCTCGTTGAGCGAGTAAGGTCTTGATACCGTGTCATCCTTGAAGAGAAGTTCAGCCTGTCCAGCCGAATTGAGCCTCGAATAGACGCCCTTTGACTTGGTGTAGAGTTCCTTCAGGGTTATTGAGTTTCTGCCGAGAACGTCGGTGACCCACTTATCACGAATCAAAAGGTTGCCGCTGGTATCGGTGAAAAGACCAACGTCAACACCGTCGAGACTATCATACGATGTAGCTTCGGCGGATCCCTTAAGGACCACTCCATTTACTTGCATTGATTTCTTATTGACAGCCATTGTTTAGTCCTTATTTGTCTTCGTAACCGTCGAATGTGGTTTGAGGGTCGATACCGTCTATCTGGTCAGCCGGAATGTTGTCTATGTATATTACCTTCCAGTCAACAATTCCATTCCATGTAGCTAGTTCACACTTGACTGTAAACTTTCCATCAGCCTTAGATTCCCACCATACTCTAACGTTATCACTAGGAGTCAAAGATATACTGTATTTATCTTTCGTAGTGATAAAGTCGGGGAATGTTTCGAACTCAACACTCGCCTCGTTGGTGTTGTTGAATAGAACTTGACCGAATCTCTCAACCGTTACAGGACCAGATACGTCAAATAGAACTGAGCCGTGAACCGAGTCAGTAGTCGTTTGTTCAAAGTTGGTATAGAATGGCGACAGATTTCTATAAGTATAGTTCTTGTTGACAGTATCTTCTGGATTTATAACGAATCTATTCCACTTGAATGTTGGTCCTTGTGTGAAGTAGTTCCAGAACGCATGATTGAATGCGAGGTCGCCGTTAGACTCTACCGAGTATCCACCGCAAATGATAGCCTTGTCAGGGTCGCCAAATGCTTTCTGACCGACAAAGTTGCTCAATGCTGAGTTGCATGTGAAGGTTGCGCCGGGGCGATTGAATAGAGGCGCATCCCCACCCAATCCAACACCGTCTTGGAATCTTCTCCACGAGGTTGCAACTAGGCTTTGATCATTTATTGGCTCCCTATCCTTGAGACAGTTAGAACCCAATTCATCAATATTATACTTATAGTAATACTTGTCATCGCCTGCATTCTCGGTTATGATAGGCTTCTTATACTCCATAACGAAGCTTGTTGCCCATTCGACATAGCCGATGTCAGGGTCGAAATTTTCCGCCGAGTAGTTATTCAAGCCATCTTGACCTGTTACACATCCCGTAAAGGCATCTATGTAAACGTCATTACATCCAGCGGAACATGTTGGCGATGTAAAGGTGGTGAATGATGTACAATCACTGGTGCAGACTGACCAGATAGAGTCTGGAACATATACAGATGTCTGCTCATCGCAAGTCTTTTCTTTATTATCCACATCAGTCTCAGAAATAAGAGATTCTATGAATGTATCACCAGCGTAATCACTTAGATTGAATATAAACTCATCATACTTATTGATAACGCGTGTATCCGAGGTTACATTCTTTCCGTAATTGTCTATAGTGAACGATGAGGTTATTATGGAATAAATGAGATGGTTGCGAAGCTCGTTTACGGCTATTCTTGAACGCTTGAAGTGTACCCAAACGCGCCCATCATCAAGGGTGGTCCAGATTGTAGTTCCCCAGCGTGGTGAACAATCACCAGCCGAAAGCCAAACGTTAAATCCGCTTCTCGAAACTATGCCAGCCAATGGATGTTGAATGTATGGGGCTACCCATTCTTCATGATAATGCTGTATCCAGTTCTTTCCGGCATACTTACTTTCATCACCACCATCGCTTATGTAACACGACAGACAATCTATATCCTTAGTTGTTACAACATCATACATTTCAACATGCTTCGCAGGGCTTGCCACAGTTTCAAAGTATGGGAGGTTGTATGTTCCACCGGAAGGAACTACAGATATGCTGTTGGCTACAAACTGGTTATCAGTATCAAGACTTGGGAGGTTGTAATCAAATAGCTTAACGTAAACGTCGAATATATCTTGACCATTGTAGGCGTTTACCGCTTCTATCAAACCCTCACGATTACGAATGGTCTTATTAGTCGTGTAAAGACCGGTTACTGGATTTACTTCCACGAAATTTTTAGCTATTTCAAATCCGTCAATCGACTTACTTGCAGAACTAAGGTTAGACTTGGCTATGATAAGTTCGTTAAATTTATCAAACTTGGTCGTTGGAACCATGACAATGGTAAAGGTGTTGAGATGTGTTGAAGTAATCTCAGATGCCTTCTTATTGTTATAATCCCCAATAGCAAACCAGTAGTTTCCAAGATCATCAAACATCTCGACGCTGCCGCGTGGTCCGACTGTTCCGTTATCACCAATGGCTACCCATGGGAATGATTTCATGGAGTTGTCGTAACTCATTGGGGTTCCAACTTCTTGATATTCAAAGAAGCCGCTAGTTGGGAATCCAGCTAATGAATTTTCTATATTAGACTTACCAAATCCATACATACCAATTCCATCGGAATAAGAATCTGCCACAATAGCTCTGGAAACTCTAGCTTTACCATTGCGTGTGGTTGATCTAACTACTTCACAACCATGTTCAGTTGGGGTAATAGCCGAACTTCTCTGGATAAAGAATTCATCGGTGTCTTCATCACCAACCACATTCATCGGAACCGACCAAATCCACTTACTTGCGTAGCTCGACATGGATGACATAAGCATTCCACCGTCAGAAGGGCTGTTCTTATTGTAGTTACTTGATATAAGATTACATACGTTAGTATATCTATAATTGTATATGTCAGAGTCAACTATGACAGTCTTTCCAACCCAGCCTGTCGATACCGCGGTGGCGAGGGCGTCAGCATCATATACAACCGTCGATCCTCCAGTAATACTCATTCCAGAGCATGGGGTTACACAGAAGCAATCTTGATCACCAGACACGGGATTTATGAGAACTGTATCGCCGCCTTCGTAAACGGTTATATACATCATGTTTCCGCTGATCGGAACTGTAGTTTGCTTATAATGACCGCGGTGCCCTATACCAGTATAGAATCCGCCGTAGTCGGTGTATCCAACTACAAGATCACCGGATATTGAAGCCCCGGATATTTCTCCGACTGAATCGTATATATCAGATCCAGTTACATCCCATGTGAATGAACTGGATGTATATGGGAGAGATGCGGTTTCTGGATTTATTATGAATGTATTTCCAGAAGGATCTAACAGAACGTCGGCAACTGCACCATCATAGTCAGCAGACCACATGCCAGCCTTCCACTCATAATAGGAAGCTAGAACGTACTTACCTGTTGATAAGTCGTAGAGTCCTATGTATATTCCAAATGCTGGGGCGTTGTTAGAAGTAAATCCGACCGACCCTGCTGGATGTATAGTTATGGTTGCTGAGAGTATTTCATTTTCGATGTTTCCGATGAATCTCTTTTTAACACCCCAATCGGTTCTAGCGCCGAGAAGAGAACTTGAACCGCCGGGACATATTTCCAAGGAACTGTTGGAACCGATAGATATATCAATGTCAAATTTACTTGTGCATGCCGATGCAACTTCTATTACAGGGTAGTACTTGGATTTTGAGTTGGAATTGAATGATGGGTTCTTGTATATCTCAACATTTCCGCCAGAAACTACGCTAGTAGTATCAAAGAATACGTTGGCGAAGTCGGCATATTTTATTTCACCAGATAGACCGCATAGACCATACCTATTGAAAGCTCCATTAAAGGCAGCCATAACATCGTACCATGTATCACACCCAGGTATAAGCAGGGATACATTTGCTCTTTCTACGCTAGAATGTATTCCTCCCCAAAATATAGACCACTTCTCATCGCCAACTCCACAGTGGAAAGCAACATCTTCTGGCATATCGTCTCTACGAGTCCACGCAGTTCCGTTCCATTCATATGCATACTTAACAGTTGAATCATATTCTTCATGATACTTTGAGGTATCGAAGTATCTATTGTATTTGTTGGTTCGAGCGTCGGCACCATTACATGATAGCAATGGGGAACATGTCTTTCCACCTGTTGCTATTCCATGTGTTCCCGTTCCAACGTAACAAGTTCCAATGGTCTTCACTGGATATTTCTTGCTTTGGTCAACGAAGGAACATTTGGTTGTTAGTGGGGCTGTCTTTGGTTTTACGGCATATATGCGCGAGAAGAATATAATATTATCGTCAAAATCTTCGCAGTAGTTTTTCCCATCCAACACTACGGGTCCGCGTGTTCCATTGAAACAGAATCCACTCATTATATTCTTGAATGACACATCCGTTGAAGATACTCCAACGTAGTTGATCAAATCGTCAACAGTTGACGTGCAGGCTTCAATACATTCCGTGGAGTTTGGAAGCTGAGTCTTCTTAAATAATTCATTTGGTATTGAAGCTGCGTCATTTCCAGTCTTAGTAGCTGTTATGGTTCCAGCAACCGAATGCTTCTCAATGATTGGATCTATATTGAGGTCAGACCATATGCCGTTGTTATACTCATAAAACTTGCTCATGCCTGCCGTAGTAAACTTATATGGCGATACTTTTGTTCCATTTACTTCATCTTCATACACTGACCACGATGGTTTCACACCATACGCAGCGACGAAGTAATCTGAGTTTCCGCCTGAAAGACCTAATCCGCGAGTGATTGGGGAGTTTCCAGATACTCTCCACGCAGTTCCATTCCACACCTCGTCGGTTTCGGCTAATCCCCAATACTCTCTTCCATTTATTGGATCGTTCCTATGGTAAAACCCACCAAGAGCTACCCCGTTATTGAAAGTTCCACCGACATAATGAAATGCTCTGTTTTGATTTAGAGGTGTTGACTCGTAGGTTGTGTCACCGAACTTTTTAGTTATCTCATCAAGCCATATGTAACTTTCTTTGAATGTAGTCTTTATGTAATCAATGTTACCTGTAGTCCAGTTTATAGGGTCAATGGTGTTGAGAATATCTGGCTTATCTTTTCTGTAATTTGATAATGGGTTCAACTTGAATTGTGGCATGAGAACATGCGAACTTCCAGCGGATGCATCTTCTGGCGATCCTGCATTTATAGAAACCGACTGGCAATCGGTCTTGTATATAGTTCCATCACACTTGGCAATGTAATTTTTGTCGCACCCACTTGTCTTACATTCGGCGGCGGATGATGGCTGCCCATTCGAGAGACTTCCATCTGCGTTTTTACTTGCATCTCCCAACTCACCAACAAAGTGAGCGGTCATAGTCTGACCCATGATACTTCTCAGACCATCTTTTATATCAGTGTAGTCTAGTTGTTTGCCGGATGTCTTGTCTATGATTCTTAATCCAAAGTCAATAATCTTGTTGTTTGAGTTGAGTTCCCACACGCTACTGGTGTATGTTAAGATAAGATATACCAAAGCACGCTTACGGTCTTGGAACTTCTTTGTTCTAACAGCAAGCGACCAATCGGCGTCATATGCCCAATCATTGCTTAGAGCTTGGTGGATGAGTTTATCAATATCAACCCATCCACCTTTGATATACTCTTCACCGTCAAGCCATCCGCTGTATTTTGGATAGTTAGCTTCGTCGGCAGTTCCAGCAAAGCGAGCATTCAGGTCATTCATTCCCTTCTTAGTAATGAACTCATCGTTGATGATCTTATCCATCGACATATAGCCAAGAGACTTGGCAAGGTTTATGCAGAGAAGAGCGTTGGCATACTTATAGATACCAAAGTTCATTTGACGAACTTGGAAATCATATATCGTTCCGAAGTCTGGTATTCTGCTGAATGCTGACAGAATCTCAAGGTCGCGAACCATGTCATTTAGGCTTACTTCATCGGAACCCTCATATGTGCATCCAAACTCATTTTGCTTGGCTAACGTTTCATCCTTGAACTTCAATGTTCCTTTTGTATCGTCGTATATGTATCTTGACTGTGATACTGTTTCTCCTTCTTTCTTCACAAAGTTCGACTCAATATCGTATAAATCGGAAGTTGTAACCTTTTGAATAAAGGTAGATCCATCCTGGGAATTGTTGGCATTAGTCCACCCGTCGCTTAGTGCAACGACATCCCCGACTACTCGGTTGTTTAGAGTGTCGTTGAATTGCCCGTCTTTCTTTACAGAAGCACTCTTGTCACCATTTATGATGGATAGGTCTTCTGATAGGAGGTTGGAATCAGCCATTAGGCGTTGCTCTCATAGTTGAATATTTGTGGGTATACGGTTGGCAATGGGCATTCTGCGGCAGCTTCATCTGGTAGATCCAAAGCGTCTATAGCTTCTCTTGGGGAGAAGGCGTTGCCGAGAGTCCAGTTTATGATATATCCGTCTTCAGAAGGGATATCAGATAGAGTGACGTAGAAGTGGTCGTTTTGTACGTCAAAGACACCTTGAACGAATACCTGAGAAGTAGCCGAAGGTATCTGTAATGTAATGATAGGTGCTGAAGGATTCTCAAGAACCGGGTGATCTACACGGTATACACGCTCAGTTGTATTGCATGTTACCTTGCCTTGTAGGTTTCCATAGATAGGAAGAACATCTATAAGGTTCCAATTATGATCGGGGGGAGAACCGGAGGCTCCGGTTGTGGCTGGAGAACCGGAAGTTCCAGAGGTTCCAGGGTCGCCCGAGGTTCCTGAAGTTCCTGTTGTTGGGGTTGTGTGTGAAGTAGTATAAACAGATCCATATGTGAGAATTTCACGCATGACATAGTTGAACTGATACCATGTCATGAGGTCGTTACCACGAATATGATCACGAGCGTCGGCAACCTTGTGACCGAGAACAGTTGTTGAAACAACCTTAGTACATACGTTTACATAGTCAAAGAACTCGTTAATGTCAAGATCGTATATCTTATACTCTTCTATGTCGTTTTCGTATGGAGTGCAAAGACCACCTACAAAAACCTTATCTATATGCAAGTAGTTGTCGTTGACAGTTCTTAGGATCTTTACTTTTACCGACTTGGTTGTTTTAGATGCTTTGAAAGGAACAACAACGGTAGTCATTTTGACGCCATAGGAGTCATTCGAGTAGTATAAGTGGTTATTCCACCCACCTACGTTCCGAAATGTCTGAACGTCTGTGTCACCGCCGAGAATCTGAATACCGATGGTTTCACATACGGCGGTAGCTTCGGTCCAGCCGGTTGCTTCCGTGCATCCGCTCGCCTTGATAGCGAATATAAGCTTCTGGTCACGGAGGGTTTCTGGAATCCATATTTCCTTTTCTATCCACTTTGGTCTATCAACCAATACATCTGTCTGCCCCTTATAAACTGCTCTGGAATTGGTTACATCCCAAGACATCTCATCGTCATTGGCTACCTGAAGGTTATTCAAGGCTAACCACGAGTTTACCTTCTTATAGGTGTCAAACTTTCCGCCGTTGTAGGTGAGTCTTCTGCCGTCACGGTCATAATCCCATAGGTTTCCGTAAATTCCTGCCTGGAGTGCCTTGTTGCCATTGAGGAAGTTGAGAACGTATTCAACGTTGCCCTGAACTTCCTTGACGGGAGCATTTGCATTCTCATCATTGACAAACTTAGTCGGATTGACCAGACTTATGTTTTCGGTGTATTTTGCCATCTTTACAATGCTCCTTAGATTTCATCCCACCAGTTGACACCCGACTTGATTAGAAGATAGTCAATTTGGCATGATTTTGGATAGCTCGTCCCAACCTTGACCCTATCCTTAGCCTTTTCTATCCAGTAATTATTTATATTTATGTTAGCTGATAGAAGGGTCGAATATGATGAAAGGCTCATTGGTTTATATATTTCGTCTAATGTTTCGGTTGGCTTGATGATTATTTCGTTATTATACCATCCATTTACATTAGCATCGGCATCTTCAGCAATGTCAAGTGTTTCTTTAGTTATGATCGAAGGTATCGAATCATTGGTTATGACTCTACTTCCGGCAAATATTGAACCCGGATTGTTTATACCCGTCATTCGTGCCAGTTCCTTATGAACGGCTATCCAGCTAAGTTCTGAGCCAAGGGGACCGCTTGAGGAAACGACGCACTTGAACACCTTCTTGTCAATCCAGAAGGCATTGACGTTGTTGTTTGGTGAGAAGAAGATAAAGTAGTCATTGCTTGGGAATGGGGAGCTAAACTTGATATTTACCGAGGTCTGCCCCTCGCAGTATCTTAGAACACCCGACTTGAAGAATCTATTATCAATGTTCTTGACAAGAACCCAATCAAATATAGTCTGGAGACTGCTGAAGGCACCGTTGACCGAAAACTTATCGACAGCATCTCTCTGATACCAGCAATTCGTATTTACGCCAGCGCAGGCTACCACGCCGCCACTTATCTTTTGAAAGTCAACTTTCTGGTTTGACATGTGTATCTCCTGTTATATTCTGCAAATGACGGTGGGTGCTTGTGGAACTATTACGTTACTCGAATCTGGCTGCTTCTCACGAACACTGAAGTTGTTTCCGCCGCTCTCAAGTGTGTATGGGAATATGCTATTGACATCTCTGATTTCCATAAACGAAGGCTTAAACTTAGGAACGTGTGTTCTGATGAAGTCATCAATAAGAGCGGTAGTGTCTTTATCAGTTGTTCTATCATCCCAACTGATATCAAACTTGTTGCTCTTATAGGTTTCGGTGTAGCCAAATACAAACTGCTTGTCTATTCTAATGAGGTATTCGGTGCCTGTCGAGTCGGAGACACGAACGAACTGCTCGCCTCCAGCAAATACCTTCTGGTCAACATAACGAGTTCTTGGTATCTTGACGTTGTTATTCATGTGCCATGCTGCATACCAGTCATCACGATAAGGGTAGAGAGTTTCAAGAGTATTTGCTACTCTACTATCGGTGTAATACATGACTATTCTCTGACCCGACCAGTTATCAACTCTAACCCAAACAACAAGCAAATCACGCTCTATATCGTAGGATCCTGCCTGCCATTCAAGGATATCGGAAGAACCTTCCAATGTAAACGCAAATGACTTCTGATTGATGTCTATCTTGGAGAAGTCGAATATGCTTCTTCTTACTTCCAAGTTATACGACGAGTCAACGTTGTATCCATTACCCTGAAGAACAATAGGTATTACGATAGATTCCTTAGAACCCCAATCAAGGTTACGCATGAGAACGTTACGCTTGAAGTTGAACATCTTTAGAGACTCGACTTCGGTAACGTTTACAATCTCAGACTCCAACTCAGCCCAGGCTATATTTGATAGAATCTGGAACATAGGAACTGCGTATTTGGATACGTCGGTTTCGATATACTTCTTCACATCCCAATACGAGAGCCAACCAGCGAAGGTTCCCTCGTTGTTGTGGGTTATTACGAAGGTATCGTTGGTATACTTGGTGTAGCTCACGCCGTTGAATAGCTGCTTACCGTTTACCCAAATCTCCATGTGAACTATATACTTCTTAGAGCATCCATAATCCAACTGGCGGAAGAGGTTCACAGTTATGGCGTTCTCAGCCGTAATGAATAAGTCAGCGTCACTTACTTCAACTTCATAAGGGTCGCCAGATTCGGTGTTCAAAGTCAATACCCACTTCAGAGTCTTGAAGTTATAAGAAGCCTTCAATGCTGAAAGAGCCTGACTTCCGAGACAATGAATATTGAATATAGGCATGCTTCTGTCTAATAGATTAAATGTATAATCGCTTCTATTTACAGCGAATCCGCCACCTATAAAGCTATCAAACTGCGACTGACTTGCCAAATGCCAGTGATTTGGATTGTTTCTATCAAAGTAAATATCATCAGTTCCAACCGCTGAAACGGCTGGAGTAGTTATTATCTCACAAGATCCGGTAACAGGTGGAACAACAACTGATACGCTCTGTGTAGATATACCAAAAGCCCAGGTCGATGAGAACTGATTCAACTCAAGGTTATCCATGTCGTAAGAAACAGGAGAAAGACCATGGTGGAAAGCAGCCTGGGTGGCTGGACCAAGTTGAACATATTTTATACTGTTGTCTATCAGATGAACGTCTCTGAAGTATCCATAGTTTATAAGATTGACATGTGGCTCTTCAAATGTTATATATCCTTCTGTTCCAGCGTTGTTCTCTATGGTGTTTATAACCGTCGAGAACACCGATGGTATGTTGAACATCTGAAGCATCGGCTTCCTGTTTACAACGTCACCTTCCCATAAGTAGAACAGCTTTGACTTGTTGTTGACAATGCGGCAATCTTCTGGAATGTAGCCAGTTCCAGTGAACAGGTCATCCTGAAGCATAACCGACTGGATGAAGAACCTATCGTGGATTATCTCTTCATATTGTTCTATCAAGTTTATGGTCTTGACGTTTGAGTAACCAGCCTCAATACCGTCGAAGAAAGCATCGTTTAGGTGGTTTAGGTTTATATGAATTATTCCACAGTTCCAGTAGTAGTTCCTATGACCGTATTTCTGAATGTAATCGTCGGTTGTGTCGGTGAGGAATGTGTTGAAGAACAGATAGAAGTCATTTCTATCTGGCTTGTTAGACCCAAATACATCAACGAGAAACTTGGTTCCGACTATGTTAGTGTAGTCGTAGGCTATGTCTGGATAATCCAACTTGTCACCAGTTGTCGGTGGGGTTCCAGACGTTCCAGTGGTCGCCACGGTTCCCGTTATAGCAGTTGTAAAGCATTCGGTGAAGTTGGATATAAACTCGTTATTGGCTGTTATATCTGGAACGAATGTGCTGATGTCAAGACTGATATACTTTGAGTTGTCGGGATTTGGTCCTGGCTTTATAACAAGAAGTTTGAACCTGTCATCTTCTATGTGAAATATATTGATATTTCCGTTGTCAATAACTTTATATATGTTCTGAACGGCGAAGTCTTTTGGTAGGCATTCGCGAAGTATATAGTTTTCTTCCTTGAGAGACATACTAAACACCTTCGACATTGACATTCTGCCGTTGGTACGGCGCATAGGTATAGTCAGGTCTTTGATGCTTATGAAGTAGTCATAATCAGTAACGTCAATAAGAGTTGGGTTAGCTGTAAATCTCAGGCGGATCCAAACCTTGATGTATTCGCCAGGGTTTAGCGGGGTTGAGAAGTTTATACTTGACGCCCAATCGGTTCTACCAGACACTACTGCTGTTGGGTCTTGCTCAGTTTCAAGAGTCTTGGTATTCTGTGAAGTAAACGCAGTGAACTTGCCATCGGTGGCTATATCTATGGCTACTGATGAGTCTGCCGATGTTGGACCGTTATGTGTTATGGAGGCTGCTATGTTTCCAAGGATTTCAGTTTCCTTGTAGCGTTCGTCAGATCCTATATAAACACATCTGTAGAGTGTAATGCCATTCAGGAAGTTATATTCGGTAACATCCTTGAAGAACCATCTGGAAGACGATTCGAGGTTTCCATAAACATTGGTGAAGTAGTTCCCGGTTGACGAGAACTTCTTGACCTTTATCTTATCGACTACTTTTCCACCAATAGAGTCGCCAAACCAAAGGTTATCCTTGGTCAACCCAACTTTATTGATTCCACCCTCAGAGGGTAAGTATGCTATTGACATTCATGCACTCCATATACCTTATTTATATTTTTGAGTAATGGCAGTGTTATTTAGTCAGAATCTTTATATTGACAGTCTATTGACCTTCTGAAGTCTTTGATGGTATGTAATAATTGTTCCCGTCGATGGTATAGAATTTAGGTTCAAATACTATTTATCTTATCTGCGAAATATCTTTTAATTATATTGAAATTTATATTAGTGAAATGTGATATAATTAATCCACTATTTTGCGTATTATATTGGAATCCAACCCCGTTAATGTTTTTAAACTCAAATCCACAGTTTATTATAGCCAAATGTAATAATTCTTGGTCCCCTATTTGTCTCTTGATATTTTTAGTGTATGCATCAAAAACAACTCTATTCCATTCGTCTATTACTTTAAAATCGGATAAAACGAAACATCCACTACAGCAAGAAGCATCTTTATATTTAACGAAATCAATATGTGGCATTGGATATACACGATCTAAGCGTCTTAAATACCCCTCAACGTTTAACCATATACCATTGTGTTGTACGAATATTGGGTATTCTTTAAGTTGTTCAAAAATTGGTAGTATATCCCCATTAACAATTGTATCAATATCAAGATACATTATTTCATTATAATCGTTTCTATTTACATAGTCGAAAATTGTTGTCTTGGCATACCAAGCAATTTTAGGCATTCCCCAAATTTTCAAATTTTCTACATCATTTTTTATATTAATAAATTTTAAATTATCACTCCTTATTTCGTACATATTATCAAATTCATCAAAGTCGCATAAAACAACTATATCACCTTCGAATTTCCCATTCTTAACAAGTGAATATAAGCACATATTGAGCATATCAACATACTTATCCGATCCCATGCAAACGGTATATATTAATTTTTTCATAATATGGCTTTATGTTAGAGGATTTGTACCAACTCTTTCCACAATTTCTATTGGATTTATAGATGTTATAGTATATACGGGATCAATAAACGAGCTTGTGTAATCCGTGTTAATAACTGCCGACTCATATGCATTTGAACCATATGATAAATTCTTTTTTACTACACGAATAATTCTCCCACTATTATAATTAAAGCTTTGTGTTGAAGTTAATTCAGATACGACATTCCATATTGCTATGCTATGTTGAAAAGCTTCACTTCTACTATCGTAAATCGAAATATTTATGCTTTGCGTTGTATTCCCATCATATTTTGTAAATATGTCTGCGACTACACCCGCCACGGGAACTACTATGTTTGATATGGTTGATGAATACGCCCCACCATTAACATTTATCGTGTAACTTGAGATTATAGAGTTTGGGTCCGGCAAACTTAAATCGTGAGTAATACGAGTCTGAAACATTTTATAGCCAACCGTGTTACCGTAAAATGGTTGTGCGTATGGTAAAGTTATTGTATTGCCTACGGATGTATCTTCAAAAAAATAACCATACCCACTTGTAGGTGTTGTTTGTGGTATTACGGTGGATGTGTTTCCCATACCTTTTTGCCCATTCGCATCTAATAGATACGCAAGGGGGTCTAATAAGTAAACACCGCCATCGCTATAATCCCTAACTATTAAAACTTGTTCATACATTTGAGACTCTTTTACATAATTAACACTTCCCATCGCCGTAAAAGGTGAATTGCCGGTTATACATGGAGATAACACCAACGGCTCATATTTTGTTAATGTTTGGCTATCAGATGGTTCATTGACTGTGTAATTAACAAACGAACCATACAGACCAAGCTTTGTAATTCGGATATCACCAACATTAGGATTCAAACTATCATTACCCATGATAGTTTTATTTGGATACTTTAGTTTCATTAGTTGGTGATGAACAGGCAAAGAAGTATATGGATCGTAATATGCAATTACATTTTCAATACTTCCATATATCCTTTCATTTGCCAATAGAACATATACCGTAGTTAAAGCAGTATATCTCGTTATATTTGGTGATACGTTTGAGTGAAATTGATAATGAACTCCCTCTTTTGCTTTAGTGTATGATATCCCATCTAAAGAAATAACAAGAATATCATTCTTTGAAAACTCGTTGTCAAAATCAAAAGTAAGACCATTAGTATAAATTGAATAATCTCGTAAGCATCCGAGCGACGATATCCAAGCTGTCCCCGGATCATTCGTATATACCCTCAATCCGGCGGAGCCGATTATTGGCGATGTTATTGGTATGTATGCTCTATAACCATGCCTCACATAATTCATTGAGTCGTATTTTACTTGAGAGTTTATTGTTATAGCAAACCTATCTGGTATAGAGTAATTAACAAAATCAAACTCAAGCATGCCGGTTCCAGATGGAGTAGTTACGGCATATTCGGCAAATCCAACATAGCCACCATATGAGACGTTGACAGTTCCACACCTTGCTGTGGTATTTCCGTATGGAATATTAAGAGTGGCATCGGCATTATTTCTTTTGGATGTTTTATGTAATATGCTCAAAAATATTGGTTGTAAGGCAATTGCTGATATTTTTGCACTTACAAGACCACTAATACTATCATATCCAACTTCATATATAGTTGTTGCGTCTATTGATTTTAGTTGCTCGTTATGTAAAGGTAAATAAAATGTGTGTGTAGCGCCGTCATTAAATAAACCCAATGGGTATGCATATTTTTCAGTTATATCATAGCAATTCACTACTTGATGCTTTATGATTTCTCTCGAATTTGTAGTATACGTTATAACAAATAGTATTGACTCAAATGTGTCGGATGTTATAAAAAGTCTATTGGTTGGATAGATTATATATTTGTCTGTTATTGTATCATAGTCAATAGAAATACTATTAGTATTAGTAATCCACGATTGCTTATAAAATTGCCCATATTGTGAAACATAATAAGCTTTAACATCTATACTATAAACGACCAACTCCGCACCTAAGCTATTTTCAATGGTTTTATCCACTCTTAAAAACGGTTGATAATAAAAACTATATTGAGCATATTCACTAAAGTTTGTGGGTGCTGAATTTGATGATAGGGTGAAAGTGGTATCGGATGCTAAATACGGCAATGGTAGAATGTTACTACCACCCGCGGATGTAGCGCAATAGTCTGGTAAATCGTATATAGAGTAATACCAAAAATCATTATTACTATCATACCATTCAGAGAAATTGGTGTTTTGATAATAGTTTCCATTATAATCGTAATAGTCGCTATTTTCTTTATCAAATTCATTATTAAAACTACCACATTGTACCGCCGGAGCCGGTTCGGTAATTTCTGTTATAGTGTCTCTATTGCCCGGTTCATTGAATATAACTATTTCCGGGTCGGGTTGCCAGAATGCGAAATTGTATCTTGAGGATGTCATTTATTAGGCACTCTCTAAGAAGTTCTTGATTATTGTTACATATATATCGGTATCCATCCTCAATATAGTTAAAATATCTATTGCGTTGGATTGTGATGTTATTACGGGTGCATTTCCGTTGCTAAATTTCCACACAAACGGCAAATCATTAACAAAAGATAGAGAATACACAGTTTCCGGTTGAATTACTCTAATGGTTTTTGATTCGCCGTTAGCCATGTCGGTCGGACAATATATAGTTGCATGATCGTTTAATGTATAGGAATATGCGGTATAAGATCCGTTTGGTGTGAACGAGTTTCCGGTTATGGACGCTAAAGATATTACAGAAGTATCGACATCGAACTGATAGTTATTACCAACTGGTGTAATAACAACTCCACTACCGGCAATTGGTGTCCACGACGATCCACCAGATATATTCAATATATTCACACCACTGTCAACCAACTTACCAACAGCGTCATGTACGACTATATTGCCATTAACCCCAGCAATATCGGCAACCGTAACACTGCCACCAAAATAGTTATTTGCGGAGGTTTCTTCTTGGTAAATACCATAGTGGTTAGTTGCGGTTGGACCATCAACAACACCACTACCACCAATATATATTCCATACCAATTATTAACCGTTGCTCCAGCATCTATCTGATAACCATCTATATTTATTCCGTATAAGTTATCTGCTGATGCTCCAACCCCCATAACACTCATCCACTCCAAACCAAGACCAGAAACATATTCAGCATGAACACCTTCGCCAATAGAAATACCAGATGAGCGTATACCAGCTACATTAGTTACATTAATTGTTCCACCATTTGAACAAGAAACATTAATACTACCTCTAAAGTTATTAACCGTACCATAGAACTGATTACCCGTTCCGCTATTATCAATTATAATTGATGGTTGATAGTTTTTAAAGTTATTTAATGCGGAACCAATATCTGGTGCAGAAACCGTGATGTCAGAATTCAATGCAATAAAATCTTCGGCTGGGACAGATGTAAAAGTTTTTGATATGTTGAGGGTTCCTGTCATCGTATCGCCAGTTACATTGACATAACGACTGTCATAATCGGTAAGGAAGCTTGCCGATGTGGGAATACTGGATGACAATGCCAACACTCCACTACTTGATGGCAACCCTAAAGTAACAGTAACACTTCCAGAAATAGTAACTGTTCCAGTCACATTATCAATAATATTGCTAGTCGTATAACCATCAATACCAACTTTTTTAATAAGTTGATTTGGAATACTGGTTACATTATTTAATTTACTATTCACGGTACATCTCCTTCGGGTTCTGCGATATAACAATCAAGTGCCTCTAAATCCACATAACCAATACTTCCAGAATTAACCCAAATAACAAATTGTATTGCATATCTTGCAGTCGTTGCGGGGATGACTACTGCTGGGGTTTCGTATACAGAACTCTGGATATAATTAGCCACATTTGGTAGAGTAGATCCAGCCTCGTATCTAAAGAAATTGTTTTCACCTAACACTGTACCACTTGAGTTTCTAAACACTAACTGATTGTGTATATGTGTTCCAGATCCAGCAGTAAGTGTATAGTTACTGAACACTGACTTAAAACGAATTGCGGTAGTACCAGCGATAATTGCATTTACTACTCTCATCGTTACCGTTCCGTCAGTAATAATATCACCAATAGTAGTTGACCAAGATGCCGTAGGGTCGCTTCCAACAGCAAACGTTCCACCAAAGTTTGTTACAAGGTAATCAACGGGGGTAGATGCTGCTCTTCCAGTTGTAGTAACGACTCTATGAGTATAAAGGTTTCCAGATGAACCGCTTGATGGATTAACTGCCCCACCGCTACTCCAAGATGCTTCTCTAACTTCTTGTGTTATTGCAACTCTTGATGAGTTACTTGTTGCTGTAGTACCATCAAAGTTTATTCTAGTTACTTCTCCTGGGTATCCATCGGTTCTTGCAACTTTAGAAACGGTTACAAGGTTAGTAAGTGTTCCAGAACCCAATTGCTCAACATATGTTCCAGTAGGACCGTCAATATCGGCTAATGTTATGAAGTTTCTGAATCCATTCGTATTGGCAGCATTCGCCCCTATAAGCCTATTATTGAGATTTAGTCTCCTAGCATCTCTAATCGGAGGTAATCTCTCTTGATATATAGAATTAGTATTCTTGAATGCTTTAGCTAATTCAAGTCCACCGATAATACCACCAAGCAAATTAGGATGTAATGAATCAGATGTATAACTTGTTACCATCTGCTCCGTTGTTGGGTCAGTGTATGCTAAATTAAAATCGGCACATGGAACTCCGTTCTCTTTGCAGAACTGCCTTAAAAATCTATTAAAAGTAATTGCTTGTCTCTTTTGCGATGCAGTCCATGGTGTACCTGACGGAGCAACCAACGGCAAAGTAGCAGTAGCGACTTTGACACCCAAAGAAACTGCATAGTTGTAAATATTCTGCCATGTGGTTATCATAGTCGAAGCCTGACCACCAGATGATATGTCATTTATTCCTCCAAATATAAACAACCAATCTGGTAGTAATACTGACAAAGAAGGAATAGTATGTGGTAATGCATAATCTTGTGATGTTCCATCAAGAGTTGCTACATCGTATCCATTAACAACTCTGCCATACATTTCACCTAAAGTATCTCCCGAAGCACCCATATCCTCTATTATTCTAAATCTATTATCAAGGATAGCATTTGCCCATCCCATATAACCCTCAAACCCAACATCATTAGGAGAAGTTACCAATAGAGATGGTGCAGGAGAAAGGTTTACACGAAGAAGAGTTCTGCCAGTCCAAGAGTCACCTAAAGTAACTATGGTTTCTTGTGAGTATCCTGTCTTTGCTTTTGGATAACCGTTTAGGGTTATCTGTTGCTGTAAGTCACCAGAGATACTTGTAGTTATGGATAATAGGGTATATGATGAAGGATCAAAGGCAGCCTGAGAAGAATTCAGAGTCCATCCGGTGTCGCCCCAAATATATGAAGCCGATACATCGGTTACAAAGCAAGCCATGCCGTTTACTTTACGGGCTGATATTATCGCATCACGATCACTTATACTGGTGACTTGGTGCCATCCACCCTGGATATCATTAGCCAATGCGGTTGCTATAGGATCGCCATCCGCCTGGGGGCGTATCTGTGCTGTTACGAGAGTTCCGATGTTATTTGCCATATATTTCCTATTCTATATTTATGAAACAGCTATTTGTATACCGGTTCCATTTTGTATGGTATTGGATCTATACACATTATAGTTCTCCGTATGACCGCTGGAATTAGTATGGCTTACTACCGTAAGGGTCCAGGCGGTGTTTAGGAACCCGTTTACCGTGAAGGTAGCCGTTCCCCAAGCCGCTGGATATGCGTAATAGATATACTCTCCGTTACCGTTTATTGTGAATGTCTTAGACCTTGCCGACGAAAACTCGTTATTATCAAGTGTTAGTATCTGAGCCGATGCCAGTGACGTGAGAGGGTCGGTTCCCCACCATCTACGGTTATAAAACGCAACAGTGGTGCTTGCGTTTCCACTTGTCGTGCCGTCACTTGCCGTAATAGTAAACGTTGTATTTGATGTCATTGGGGTGCTATATGACGCTGTTCTGACACCATTTGTGACGGTTCCTATTCCCTGGTTTATGCTTTGGGATGTTTCTGTCTTATTTATGCTCCAGTTAAGTGTGGCTGACGCTACAGTAGATCCTATCTCGTTAGAGCTTCCGCCTGTGAACGATGATATACTTATTGGAACATATAGAGAAATCTGTATCTGACCATTTGGTAGAGTGATAACATCTATACCAGAGTTACCAACTAAGCTCACCGCTCCGGATATAGAATTTACCGAAACTATATATCCTGTGTCAATTCCAGCGCCGTTAGCTCCGGGTGAACCATCCGCGCCATCTGCTCCTGGGGCACCAGCAGCCCCAGCGGCTCCCGTAGCTCCGACCGGACCCTGTGGACCGATGGGTGGATTATCCTTCAACCATTTTGTTCTATTGGTTAGCTTCTGAAGAGAATCGTCAATAGTAATAGCGTAATTCCTATCACCTTCCACTGGTGTTGGAATATCTGAATCGAATGAGCTTTGTTCACCTAATATTCTTGGCATTGTATTCTTCCTTAGTTACATGTATTGCGCGAATCCCCGAAGCAACCCCACACTGGAATATTCCAGTCATCTTGATTCCATGTGTCACATACTCCAATATCACAGAACTCTATGTATACCTTGTCTTTACCGTTCCACATGTTCTTTACTCTTCTGTTCGTAAATCTTAGGTAGTTGAACAAGTGGTCAACGTTGAACGACAGGTCTTTAACATATATAGATTTTGGCTTTGAGAAGTTCTGGTCTATAAGTGTAACATTATTTACATCGACGTTGTATCTTATAATGACATATTCTCCATTCACAAGAACTTCTCTCACGTTCTTATCGTATAGGTTCATGTCTTTACCGTTCAACTGGTAGAATACAGCCCCGCCAGCTTGGATTACCAGTGTATTGCTGGTAGTCTTGCCAACGTAATCTATGGTTGTGCTACCAGTAAACTTATATATTTCGTTTATGAGGTTGGTAGAGTCGGTGGTATTGTGCGTATCCCCATAAACCTTCAAGCCCTGTATCTGCGAAACATACTCAAGGCTGGTTAGGTAGGTTAGCTCGTTGTGGAATACGACACCCGCTATAGTTCCCGATGGTCTTGCCGACTTGACAAGTTCCTCGTTGAAGTTATCACTTACGAATGTGGCTGAAGTCTTATCACCGAGCTTGCCGGGGTAGGTTATACCATTCTTATCCAACCCTGTAACGATGTATACAAGCTCATCAAACGACCCGTCAATGTATCTTGCAGTATCGGTCTGAGTCTTCTTACTGATGTTGTAGTTGATAACCAATCTCTCAGACTCATTCTTCTCATTGAATATGACACGAATAAAGTCTTCAGTTACTATGGCTCTCAACTTGTACCACTTGTCGGTATCAACTCCACGGGTATTGTATTCGCCAAACCCAGCTAAGAACGACTTCTCCATAACACCAGTTTCGGTGTTATAACGGGCTATACCAAGACCAATGTCGAAGTTATACACGCCAACACCGACGAAGTAGTAGCTTCCAAGTATATGCTTCTTGCTAACTGGATCGAATATTGTTTCAGCCTTGAGAATAAGCTCAAACTTCTTACCCTCGTAGTTCTTCATAGAGTTCATCTTAGGATCAAATTTGAAGTATGCCGCTATGTCAAAGATACCGTTGTTATCGTCAATTGCGTAGAGCTTGAGGATATTACTCTGGAAGCCCTTTGAGAACGCAACTTCATTACTTGTAAGACTGACAGTTCCAGACTTCTTATAATCAAGGTCAATTGCGCTATTCTTGTTTATAGACTTGAACACATACTCGTTGTTTATATTGACAATATTGTATATATTATCCTGCGAATACATGACAAGGTTTTCATTTGGCATTCTCTTTGCACTTGAGAATATTCTATCATCAGTTGACTCGTAAGGCAGAAGATTGATGGTTCTTTCCTTATTGAATAAGAAGTCATCTTCAACCTTTACACTGGTATTATCACTGAAGAGAAGGTCGAAGAAGTATCTCCCGACTATCGTCGCGCCTTTGATATTTGAGAGAACCGACGATGGGTTGAATCGTATCTTGGTGTCTGAAAGAACCGTATACAGGTCATTAGGAATGATGAGCTTGTTCAGAGTTACCGTTGTAACGTCTTCTGCCCATCTTCTTATCGACTTCAACTGCGCCGGAATGTCAAATACCTTCTGTTTGTTTGACTTTGCGTATATTGTATAGTTGTCGTATACAGACCATCCGACAGAATCTCTATCGGCAACATTATACTTGATTCGTATTTCAGTTCCAACGTTTATAGGATAATCTGGAAGGATTGCATATTTGTCAAACAGCTTGTATTTGTCTTTCGGAATTTCTTCTGCTATAAACTCAACGTCAATGTTGTTATCAAACAGAGCGTTCCAATCGGCAACGGTCCAGCCGCGTGTTGCATTTGCGAGAACATCTGCTTCGGTAGACACATCGCTCTTATTGGCATCTCCAGCGTTGTTTACGAGGTATGTCATCAAACCGATTGGAGTCATGGTGATGGATGGTGCGCCATCTGTATCTCCGGCACTTCCTACGATATAGTTGAACCATTCAATGGTGTTATCGGCTGGAACTTCTGGATACCATGAGATTGGAATATAGAACGTTGAACAGGTTGAAACTGGAGAACGCTTGAAGTCGGTGTAGTTAGATTGCTTACCATCTCTTACGACGATGTTCTTCATCTCTTCCGAGTCTATTGGGTTGCTCGGCTCAGTTGTCTTTGATATTTCCGAGTATGAGAAACCCGAGTAGTCAAGATACACGTTGACCTTGGCGTAGTAAACCTTGTTCTTGTTTATAACACCGTCTGTTATCTTGTATGAGAGTGCGCTGGGCTTCTCAGAACCGGCTGTCATTTGATAGTTGTAGAAGAACTTGTTGAACTTATTGTTCTTATTGTAATTTATACCAGACAGTATATCAGTTGCATACGAAGCCGTGTTCTTCTGGATGTCTCTCTTTCTCCACGCAGTTTTTGGCATCCACCACTGGAAGTCGCTCTCATATGAGTAAGTAACTGCCTTGTCAACGCAGGTATCGGCTGGGCGAAGCCCTAGTTCAATTCCGTGAAGAAGATTGCGTATATCGCTCTTGCAGATATATGTGGTTGGGAAGTCTGAGCCGTAATCAAATGCCTGTATTCCTGTTGCAAGATTCATCTGTCCGCTAAGGTGATACTTGCAGAACAGACTATTCGACACATCTTCGCACGGATTCTTCAACTGATCGGAAAGAACGAACTGGTTTGCTGACTCTTTGTAGTTGATAAGGTCTTTAGGATTTCTAACGTAGATACCTTCAACTCGTATCAAGTCGCTTCCAGTGTTTCCGTCAATCTGCAAGAACTCACTGTTGAGAGAGTATGTTCTTCTGTTCTTGTCGAGGATACCAAGTGGTACGAAAAATTTAACAACATAGGTATCAGCGAGGGCGGGATGCTTAGTGAATGCGGTCTTGTCGGGGCAGAAACGTATTGACTCCGCTGACACATCCATGGAGAACTGACCATACAACTGCACGCTCTTATAGAGTGGTGTTGAGTTGGCTGCTATCAGTCTTTCAATGTCATCGCAACTCTTGAAGCGAACACCAACAACACGAACTCCGCTGGTGGTATCAACCGATATAGGCTGGAACACTGGATTCTTGTATGTTGAGTTGTCTGGAAGTGTGATCGCTTCGTTTACAGATGGGAAGTTGCCAGAGTGTGGGCAAACCTCTTGGAATACGCCGCGGAAGCCGAATCCCTTGCCCGTGTAAAGATACTGAAGCAGTCTTGCATTACCGCTGAATGTGAGAGTGTTTCCATCGCGGGTTAGAGTTGAGAAGTTATCTCCAGGCTCCAAATCATAAGTGTCGAGAACCATGGAATCGTTGTAGCGGAACAAACCTGGGATGTAGCTATCACCAGACTTGAGACTGGTTCCACCATAGTAGTTCTTATACACATCCTTGCTGTATGAGCGAGAGTCTGGTATAAACCATCTACGCTGGCTGCCAAACGGAAGTATTATCTTCTTGGTGACATCTGCCGAATCCTTGAAGTTTTCCTTCATCCAAGCTTCGTCAAATGATACTGTGTATCTTGTTGATATAGCTTCCGACACAGGTGCGTTGTCAGCGTATATAATATTCATCGACTTGGTATCAACATCATAGTCGGTTACAGAAGGATTGTAGTTCTCTATGATGGTCTGATTGTTGAATGCGTCAGTTCCCTTGCCCGAGTTGTTATACTTCAGCAACTCTCTACGGTAGTCGAGATACTTAGGCATCAAGTTGAATTCTTTATCAACTGTCGTGTAAAGAGTTTCGTCAGCATCAAGTATGTTGATGTAGAAATCCTTTAGGTCGATTATAGCAGAGCGAATACCGAAGCCATAGTGACCAGCGTCAGATATGACTGTATACTTCTTATCAAGAACGTCATTACCTTCAACGTCATTAGTAACTATCTGCGCCGAATCCTGTTCGAGTGTTATGTTCTCGAAGAGTATGGTCGGTGCTTTACAGGTGTTTACGCCATATGGGTTTCCGCCAGTATCAGAGTCTATGTTATTCTGTATAGCAGTTTCTACTTCATTCTCATACAGATATGCCGAAACGAGGGAGCCGACTACCTTGACTTCCAGTTCATAGAAAGTATCAGCCTTTAGCTCTGTTGGGCATGAAGGATCATCTGTCTTGAAGAACTGTGAGTCGTAAATAGGAGTGTTTCTATCGCCCGAGACGTTGAGCTTCTGGAAGACTACCTGCTTATCATCGGTCTGAGTTACCTTGACCAAAGAAGCTGTGCCTCTTCTACCGTTGACAACTACTTTGTAGTATTCGCCAAACGTGGCGTATAGGTCAGTATTACCCTGGATACCACGGAACAAAACAAATACTTCATTCTCTGGATACTTGTAGCTCTCAAATATATTAGGGTCTGGAATGTTCTTGATGAGGAACTTGGCACGGGCGTCAAAGTCTTTACAGGTCTTTTCCTTGGTGGCAAGAACGCTGTCAAATATGCTGCTCTCGGTGCCATAGTAAGCAACAACAAGTCTGTCACCAACCTCAACCGAATCTGGCTTTATCTGAAGAACGCCAGCCTTAGATTCGTCTGTACGCGGTGGGGTGTTTGGAACTATATCGTATATGATAGGTTCTGTCTTGTAGACATCTTCAGTTACAAGAATGTTACCGTCTTCTTTTCTTATGTCAAATACATATGGAGCCGACTTCTCAAGTTCGATTTCTTCCCAACCCAGCTTCTCACCAGAGTTGACATACGAAACGACGCCTGAAGGATACTGAATCTTCTCTATGTCATGGTAGTTATCCATGGTGATGGAGCTAAGGTTCTTTCGGATATATCCCTTTTCGGTGATGCAGTTACCAACTATGCGAATGTTCTTCCAAACAAACCCATGCTTATTGTCTTCCAGTTCAAACCCTATGAAGTTCTCATCGGTTTCACCAATAGGTGTCTGACCCCAATTCTTCGTCCATAGCTCTACAACTTTGGCATTGATAGTAAAGAACGAAAGGAACTTCTCAATAGACTCACTCGAACCCTTCTTGCGGAAGAGTTCTGAGGTCATGATTAGGAAGCGACGGAAGGCTTGTATTTCCTCTTTTGAGGCAATATTCTTCTTGATGCGGTCGTAGATGTCATACGTCGAGAAATCGTCCGTAGCCATGTTGTAGCCGACCTTCTTGGAGTATTCGCTACTGTGCCCAAGAGTCATCGCAAGGTATTCAAAGAACTGTGGATTTATACGTTCAGCATCCCACAGGTCAAACAATCCCGTCGTGTCTCGGTAAATCTTCTCGAAGAAGTTAGCGGATGCCTTGTAGAAGTCAAGAGCAGCATCATTCTTGGTAAGTTCCCATGTTGGATTGTTCTGTAAGAAGAACTTGAGTATTTTTGACTCAATTGTTACATCTTTATATGATGAGTGTGTAAAATAGAACTTTCTACCATCGCCGGTTAGAAATGGTTCTGACCAAACGGTAAGCTTTATCTGATATATTCCACTTGACGCAAACTTGTGAGTTGTATTCGTATCCCCATAGAACTTGCCGTCGCTGGTTTCCCATTGAACCTTGGATATCTCATACGCTGTGTATAGACTTGGGTCTATCTCACCTTCGGTAACATCGCCAATAACTATAACGTCGGCTGGCAGATCACCAACCGTCGAGTTGCTTCTCAATTCTACGATGTCATTAGCGTATGAGCCGTCACCGACTATTTCTATGATGGATTTGAATGTCGCCATTATGATTCTCTCTTGATTATTATATCACCAAGCTTCGGGAATTCGTATGCGCCGAAGCTGATGTCGAGACTGTAGTTCCATTCTCTGGTTCCATCAGTCTTCAATGTATCGAAGAGCGGCTGGAATACCTTGACGAGCGATGGGTCTTTAGCTACAAGGGTCATAAGCTTGTTTCTGCGTGAGACGTTTACATCGGTGTCAGACTGTCTTACCGATACATCGTAGTCGCTCGCGTTGAAGGCGTTGTTTGGATCTTTGTTGAGCATGACTTCAACCGCTTCGACATACTCCACCTTGAGTATTGAAACAAGGTCAGAGTGGCTTATCTTGCCGCCGAGTGAGTGGTTCTTAGGCGAGAAGAAGTCTTGTATGTTCTTTCTCATCTGCGTCTCAACCTGTTCAGCACTTCCGAACTTAGACTTGCGGTATCTTATAGCAACGTCAACGGGAACCCAGGTGGCTTCAACTATCTCATGCTTGGCACCCATCATGCGGAACGAGGTTCCATCCAAGTTGGCGATCATGGCATCCTTGAGGTTTCTTGGAATGACGTTACTTCCGTCTTTATTCAAGCCAACGACAAAGATATGATTGAACCAGTAGTTTTGGTTTCCTGTTATGATACCCTGCTTCTTAGCGTCTTCATATGACAGAACAATGGCTTCCTGTAGGTAGTTGCTGAATACTTCTCTTACATACTTCTCATAGTCAGTCAACGATACGTTTCTATCCTGACGAATGAATGTATTGGTGAGGTTCTGGCGAATCTCGTCTACCGTTTCAACTTCATTACCACCGAACGCATTCTGGTTCTGGATGATGATAAGGTCGGTTTCCTTGAGGCGGGTTCTCTCAGAGTCGATGATACGGGTTGATGTATTGCCGTTCTCAAAGTATACGGCAGACTTCAAGCCAACGAGAGACACGAAGTTCTTCTCGAAGGATATGTTGGTGTTGTCGTTTCCGAGGATATACTGCGAGAGAACAACCTTCTCTGAGAGAGTTCCCTTAGCTACATCGCCCTCGCTTCCGATTGACTTCAAACCGAGGATGAAGGTTTCCTTGTTCATCATCGAAGTTCCCCAAACAACCCCATCACCAAACTCAATCATGATGCGCTTGTCTGGTCCGACCTTGGCGAAGAATACGAAGTTGCCAGGAGCAACGTCTTGATCGAATCCTGTTCCAGCACGGTTCCATTCATCCCAGGTTCCACGTTCATTCTTGACGAATACACGAATGGAGTTTACGGCAACACTGTCATCTTCCACGAGGAAGCGAGTGTCTGTCTCGAACTGGCGGGTTGGGTCAAGTGATATTGACAATCCGTTATTAGCAGAGTCAACAACCGTGTTGGCATTGACATATGTGAATGAAACGCTTCCCTGAACAAGCCCAGGAATCTCAAATGTCTCTGGAATGTTTGTGAAGTAGAGTCCCGGTATCTGAAGCTCATTAGTCGATTGACCCGAGAAGTCTATCTCACCATGCTTCTGGAATACATATCCGTCATTGGAGTCAACGTACCAATCAACGGTAAGAATCTCTTGGTTCTTTTCAGCCTTGACTGTGAATCCAGTTGATTGCTTGTCGTTGTAGTATACAACTACGTTCTTGTTAGGAACAAGCTGAATGGCGTAGTTCTTGTCAATGATAGGAACTGTCAACTCGACAGGAATGCCGGTTTCGGCGTCTGATGGGTTTATAAGAATAGTTCCACGCTGACGATAAGCCGATTCTGGTTCAATAGGAACAACGTCACCGCTGAAGTAGTTGAATACCGACCAGCTTATCTTTCCACGGAACTCCTTTTCGGTTCTGATGGTGAAGCCCTCTGGTGTTGGATTCTCATACCAAATCTGAACGTTCTCGTTTGGTGTCAACTGAACCATGTAGTTAGAAGTTGAACCGGCGACGTTTACGGCAGTTGGGATAGGCTCGGTGAACTGAACCGAAATCTCCTTGAAGGATCCTTCAACGGTTCTTGTGGCGCTCCATGCTATAAAGCCCTCAAACTGCGAGTTAGGCTCAACATACAACTCAAAGCTTCCGTCAGTCTTGTTTGCGTACCATGTGCGAACGTTGCCTTCGGGGGTTATATTGGCTATATATGATGCACTTGTTTCAGTTCCCGATGGAACGAACGGTGTATCGAATATTATCTTCTGAACGGTTTCGCCCTTCTGGAAGAATATTCTGCCTGCCTTCTGCTCTGAGGTCTTGATAGGAGCCTTGTCAACGAACTTCAAGTCACCGAAACGCTTGCCCGAAGTTGATTCGAGAGTCTTGGTGTTGGTCGAAGCGTCAGTATACTTGGTGTTTATCTTGGCAACGGTTACTTGGTTGGAGATTGGCTCCTGTGAAGTAATGACAAGCTGCGCACCATAGTTTGTCTCTGGCGAGAGTTCATCGGTTATGACGAGGTTTACATTGTATTCTTCGATTCCAGTATCCCAAAAGTCGATAGGAATCTTCTGACTGAATATGGTTCCTGTCTGGAAGGTGAATATGTTTCCATTGATGAGTGCTGAGAGCGGAGCCGAGTTGCCGTCTTTGTTGACGATAAGCTTGATTCTCTCAACGGCATTGTCACGTCCTGGGATTGCATCATATTCAAGACGGCAGCTTTCGAGGTTCTGAAGACCCGTGACACCGACATAGAAGCGTCTGTAGGAGCGCATCTCATCTATCTGGAGAGTGTAGAACGAGTTTGTGGAATCGGTTGGCTGCAATGAGAATGTGCAGATAACGTCATCCTGCTTATCCTGAATGACATTATTGGCTTCTGCTACCGTCATGTATGGAGTTGATGTAGCCGGGTCGAGGTTCAATATCAAAGCATATGTGCTGCCTGGAACAAGCGGCGAGCCGTATTCCTGGGTTGTGATGGTCTTTGAGAACGGCTGACCGACGCTCTGGTTGTCGGAGCGATTGAGCAGCGGATAGTTGTCGGTGTCAAAGCCACGGTAGTTGTCTGTGGTTGTCTTCTTTATAACCGACATTGGCTTGGTCAACGACAAAGGCAATGTTATCTGTGTAGGGTCAATACCGACATCTGTGGCGTTCAACATGAAGAACGGAGTTGACGATGTGTATGGAAGTGGGTATCCCTTGTAGCGAATATCTTCAGCCTGCAACTCACGAATACCAAAGCCACGAACGATATACACGATAGGCAATGGGTTAGTGAACGAGAAAGAAGCTCCCGTTGATGTTGGTGAGTTTGATGGGAATACCGAGTATGCTGGTATTTCAATATACTGAGATATCTTGCCGTAAACGTATTCAGGGTTCAACGAGCCGACTACATCGACCTTGGATGCGGTCTTACCACGAGCGGCGTAACGCAGGGTATTTCCAACCTTGTTGAGCGACTTGTAGAGCTTGGCGGTTGGCTGGAATATCTCATTAGCAGCGGCATGGGTGTAAAACGAGTTCTGCGAACCCTGCATTGCCATGAGTTCCATGAGAACACGGATGTTAGATCCTTCTGCCTGGAAATCCTTGAAAGTGTTGGTATCGCGGAGGAAAGCCTCATACTCCGTCAACTTCTCAGCGAAGTCAAAGGTTGTATAGTCTAAACTTCTCTTTTCTTTTGTTTCATCCATATTAGAGCGCCTGTAGTCTAAAGTTTATGCTGTCCCGTGTCTGCGTTGATTTGATTTGATAAACAACCTCAATCGCATATGCCGCGTTTTCATCATCCATCGTAACATCTATCTTCAACGGGGTTATTCTCGGCTCCCCATTTATGTTCCTTGATATATCTTCACCTATCTTCATGGCAGTATTTTCATTATACGGCTCAAAGAGATAAAGGTTCAAGTTACATCCAAAGTCAGGGTTTATTTGTCTACTTCCCTTGACAGTATTTAGAATATTGAATATAGCCTGTCTGATAGCGTCACGGTCGCCCTTCATAGGAACGTCACCGTCTGCCCCGAGTTCCATATTGAATGGAAGGTCGTTGTATAGAAATTGTCTTTTTAGGGCACGCGCCATATATGAAAACCCTTTACAGGTTATTTATATATTTACGCTTCAAGCCCGAAGAATTGGAACTTGGATGGGGGTGGTGTGTTCACAGGAGGCAACGGAGTGCCGTTTGGAACATCTGTGAATGCGGGGGGGTTGGCTGCTTCAAGTGTCGTGGAAGCCCCTACAACGAACTTTAGAGGGGTTGGAGCTATTGGTGGTGTCGGAGGTAGGGGTGTGCCAGGATATGGCGTAGCAAAGCCTGCAATCGGTCCTGGGAAGCATCCTGGGTGGCGAGCATTGACCACTTGAGCGTTACAGGTCTTGTCTCCACCGAAACCAGCGGGATCTATACGGAACTTACTTCCAGCGTCAACATGGAATCCGGCAGGAGTGCATGTAACGCTGTATTGTGTACACTTGAATGACGTTGTAGTTCCTGTAGTAACATTGGCAGTCTTACCGGCTTTCACATTGAAGTCGGTTCCAGCCTCAAACGAAATAGCCTTAGCAGCCTTGAATGATATTTCATCATCGCAAGTAACCGACATCTTCTTGACAGAGTGAACGTTTAGTGTAGCATCATTCTTGATGAATATGTCTTTGTTGGAGTGAACCTGAATCTGGTCAGCGGCATGGATGTTGGTCTTGCCCTTGGTGTCAATGTTGCAGTCGCCCTTTTCAACAATGATAGACACGTTGCCTTCACGGCAGACGATACCGATGTTCTTCTTGACGTTTACTTGACAGTCACCATCAATCTGAACTGACTTCGACTTCTTGACAAATACCTCAAAGTCGCCTCCGATGTGAAGCTCATAGTTGTTGGCTACAAGCTCTTCAAGGTCATTAGCTTTACCTGTCTGCGAGGAATCCTTGAAGCCGTTGTTACCAACCATCAGCTTACGCTGCCCGTTGTGTTCAACGTATTCTATGGTTCCTTTGTGAATGATGTAATGCTTCTCAAGACCCTTCTTATTGACGACGATGTGAGTTACGCCACCTGGGCTTGTGTAGCTGGTTATGTGGTAGTTCTCAATATCGTCAACGTTGAATATCTCAAGCTTAGGCTTCTCATTGATGAGTTTGAGCTTGGCATTCTGCGTTGGAGTGTCTTTACCCTTGTGTTCAGCGGCGTCAAGTGCTTTCTGAAACACATCACGCCAATAGGTAACGTTATCACGCTTTATCTTGATTTCACTGACTAACTTGTTCTTCTGAGCTACCCAATCGTCTTTCTTGGAGGCAAGCGCCCAATACTGAGGGCGGGTATGGTCGCCATTCTCGAAGAATATCCAAACCATTGTACCCTTGCGAGGAACGGTGAACATACCGCCCGAGCCTTCTTTCTGCATGACGGTATCAACAAACGACTCAGTTAGCTCGGTTGTTGTCTTTGGGGGCGGGGTAAAGACGCTGCCTTCGGGGGTGAAACGCTTTGGGTCTTTCTCTTCACGAGATTCGAGGTTCTTACCGCCTGAGTAATATGGTGCGAGACAAGGCTCTGCCCACGGCAAATGGTCTACTGGTGTTTCTGCGGGGTCAAGTGAGTGCATTCCGAATATGCGAACACGAACACGCCCAATATCTATGGGGTCTTCGTTATCCTCAACAATAGCTCTGTAGTTGCCGTTGAAGGTAAATACATCGTTGCCTATGTCAGTTATATCCGCACCAATCGGTGTCATCCATTGCTCCTATCAGAAGAAAAATACTAACCAAGTCTTTTGACCATCATCTCCGACCTTCTCCATAACACTCACACCACGGTACACCCATCTGTCTTTTCTGCTATGTTCTATGAGAGTCTTATATTCGGCTGGAAGGGCTGGAATCTCAACCACATGACCTTCCATCGGCTTTATCTTAGCTTGGGCTGGATTTACAACCGGAGCCTCGTTGACCGCTTGAACCGATACTGTTGTTGCGGGGGTTGTAGTGGTTTGGGTGTTTGGTGTTACATTGATGATTAAATTTGGTATCTGAGTCTTCCACTTCTGTATGAACGACTGTATATCGGCTCTGGCTTTATTCTGCTCATAGTATTCATGTATCTTACGTCGGCAGTTGCACTTGGGATTATCCTTGAATGAGATAATGTCGGCTTTCACTTCAGGGGCAATTGCGGTAAACTCTTCTCTATATTTATCATTGACCCTAATAGTTTCGAGGAAAATTGGAACGTTGAGAATTTCTGGCATAGATACTCCTTAGAATATTTCTTTATCTGATAATATGCAAACGATGAGATGAGTGACAAGACCGCAAAATGCGGTTGACACTCCTATAGTAACTCCTAACTGGTGGAACGGGTCGCCTATCAGCACGGCTGAGAGAACACCGAACCAGAATGACATGCACTTAGCGCACAGCCATGGCTTACGAAGCCATGGGTAATCTGCCATCTTGTTACGGACGGGAGTGAATATGTCGGAGTCTGCCCACATTTTTGTAAGAGACAACGACCCGAGAAGCATGAATAGTAGTGTCAATAGCGGAGTCATGGAGTTATTATACTCTTGTTTCCGTATTTATCTAAACGAAGAACCCAGGAGGGTTGCTCCTGGGTTCTTGCAGCGTCTATTAGACTACTTCAGTTAGCTCAGAGAACTTCCTGAAAGGTTGCCTTGCTGTAGCCCTTCGATGACTGAACAGCGACCTTGGTGCAGCGGACGAGTTCGCCACCGTAACGCTGGTTTGCCTTCTGAGCGGCATCATACGAATGGAACCTCTGAGCCTGACTACGACGAGCCTTGGTCCAGCGGTATGCAGGCTGGTTGACATTACTACGACTCTTGCGAAGAGTCAAGTATTCTCCACCGGTGATACGGTCGCGAACGATAAAGTATTCGGTTGCGGTTACTCTCATGTGTTTTTCTCCTTTTACGGTATGAGGGTCACTTCCCTCTTGGTTATGACTACATTGTAGACGATTATTTCAATTATGCAATACCACAAAAATAGTTTTGTATGTGTCTCAAATGAGATATAAATACATATAGGAGGATTATATGAAAACCGAAATGATACATGTGAGAGTCAACAAGGAAGAAAAAAACATTCTGGAAGAACATGTAAAAAGGTGGAAGTTTCGTAGCGTTAGCGAGTTTCTAAGATTTGTTGGTTTGAATTGTAAAAATATAGATACGGAGATATGTCATGAACGAAAAGACCAATGAGTTTATAAGGAAGGCTAAAGAAAAACATGGAGATACTTACGATTATAGTAAAGTGGAAT